CGCCGACCCGACCGACGCCTCTGCGAAGACGGACGCGGCCACCACAGTGCCGGCAGACGCGATCGATCCGAACGGTGCGACTCACCCCACTGCTGAGAAGAAAGGCCCGATCCCGTTCGAATCGCATCAAACGATCCTGCAAAACGCGCGCACGAAAAGTGCCGACGAAGCGAGCGCGCGCGTGCGGGCCGAGTATGCGCCGGTCCAGCAAGCGGTCCAGCAATGGCAACCGATTGCTCAGCGCATGACGAGCGATCCGGCCGGCTTCATCCGCGATTTCATCGCGGAAGTCGCCGCGCAGAATCCGGCCGTCGCCGCCCAGATGCGTTCGGAAGCTGGACGCATGTTGGCGGCCGGACGCGCCGCCGCGACCGATGCCGAACCGCAACCCGATGTCCAGATCGTGAACGAACACGGGCAGGTCACGGGGACTACCTATTCCGCGAAGGCGCTGGCCGAGCGGGATGCGTGGAATGAACGACGGCTGCTCGCCAAAATCAACGGCGAACTGGCCCCGATCAAAGCGGAACGACAGGACCGGATCGACCGTGAACAGCAAACCGCGGTCACGGCAGCGATCGAAGCGAAAGCCGATGAAGTCATCGCGGAACTGAAGGAGATCCTCGACGGCGGCGACGATGCGCTGTTCGAGGATGTCAATCGCCTGATGGCCGCGAATCCGTCGTGGTCGGCCCACAAAGCCGCCCTCGAAGTGCGGAAGACCAAGATCGCGCCGACGCTGGCGGGGAAGGCCAGACAGCAAGCGGTGGATACGTTCACCAAGAAAGCCGCCGGGAACACGGCCAATGGAACCGGAACCACGGCGGCACCCACGCGACTCAAGACCCGAGCCGACATTGCGAGATTCCTCGAAAGTCAAGCCGGGTAGTCGCGTACCCAAGGACAACCAATGAGCAACATTCAGACGAATGGACAGAACGTCGCCGCGGCGTGGGAAGCCTACGTCGACAGCGATCCGGTGGACAACATCTTCGCGCGCCACTGGCTGCTCGAACAGCTGCGGGGTTCGAGCGGCTTCGAGAAACAGAACGGCACCGTCATCCGGCACAACCTCGAATACGCGACCAACCCGAACGCGAAGTTCATGAGCGAGCTCGAAACGCTCACGGTCTCGCGACCGGACACGTTCGACTACGCGGAGTACGCGTGGAAGTTCATGGGCTGCGACGTGCCGATGACCGACTTCGAGCGCGCGATCACGTCGGGCGGCGCGAAGAAGTTCGACCTCGAAGCGCGGAAGCTGGAAAACCTCAAGAACACGATGGACGAGATCACCAACACCGCCCTGTTCGGGGACGGCACGGGGACTTCGAGCAAAGCGTTCGGCGGTCTCCAGCAGCTCGTCTCGACCACGCCGACCACGGGCACCGTCGGCTTGATCAACCGGGCGACGTACACGTTCTTCCGCAATCAGGCGAAGGACGCGACGAAGACGACCAACGTGTACGACAACCTGGTGAGCTCGTTCGAGAACGCCTACAACAGCGCCTCGAATGGTCCCGGCAAGGAGAACCCGACGTTCATGGTCTCGGACCAGGCGACGTTCGAGGGGTACGTCGGAAAGCTTACGCAGAATGAGCGCTTGCAGCGCACCGGGCCGAGTGACAAGGGCGTCAGCGGCTTCAAGGGCCAGAACATTCTGTACAAGGACATTCCGTACGCGTACGACGCGGCGTGTCTGGCGAACACCGCGTACATCCTGAACGACCGGAACCTGTCGTTCGTGTACATGCAGTGGCAGAAGGGCGAAGCGGCGGTGCGGCCGGCGGATGCCTTCTACGACGTGTTCAAGGTGCTGACCATCGGCAACCTGACGACGAACAACCCGCGCCGGTTGGCCGTGGTCTTCAACTGCGCCTCGTAAGGGAGGAACCAGAACCATGAATGTCTCGTATCATCCGATTCAACTCGGACAGAACTTCTGGGAATCGAGTGCGACCCAGAAACTCCCGCTTGGGACCAAAGGCCAGACACAGGACGGCCGAGTCTACCGCTACGCCCTCGCGGGTGCCTCGGATCTCGTGGCCGGCAACGTCATCCAGTCCCCCGCCATCGTCGCCAACCATCTGGCGATGACACCCGCCGCCACGGCCCTCAATGCGTTCACCGTCACGGCCACTGCGGGCGCGACGGCGGGAGCGGCCAACCTGTACGCGGAAGGCTATCTCGACGTGGACACCACGCCGGGCAACGGCTACGTGTACACCATCAAGGATCACCTGGCCATCGGGTCCGGTGCTTCCTTCAGCGTCAATCTGTTCAAGGACGATCCGATTCAGGTGGCGCTCACCACCTCGTCGCGCGTCGGACTGGTGCAGAACGTGTACAGCGGCGTCATCCAGGCGCCGGTCACGACGGCCACCGGCGTGATCGTCGGCGTCGCGCCGTACATCATCAAGGCCACCCAGTACGGGTGGATTCAGACGTACGGTCCCGCCTCGACCCTCATCAACGGGACGCCGGCTCTCGGCGCGGCGGTGGTGGGGATCAGCGCGACCACGGCGGGATCGGTGGATGTCATCACGACGACCAACCTCGTCACCGCGCCGATCATCGGTCACATGATGCAGGTTGGGGTCTCGACGAAGAACAACTGGGTCTTCCTGCGGATCGCTGAGTAAGTCGGACGGGGCGGGACAGTCACCGCCCCGTTTTTCAGTAGAAGGATATATGGCGAAACAGACCGTTGAGGAACAGACTGCCGAACCGACTCTGACCAGCGTGCTCGCGCGGCTGTTGGAGATTCAGGCCGGCAATCAGGATGTGCAGAAAGCGCAGTTGAAACAGACCGCGCCGAAGTCGAATCAGAGCGGCCCACTGCGGAGCCCGTTCAATCCGCGCGGCGAAAAAGACTTCCCGATGCCGTTGCTCAAATGCGACGTGTACGCGCCGTGGAAGATGACGCCGACCTATCATAGTCTCGACCGCGAAGAAGTCGAACTGTTCAACCTGCTCGACCCCGGCGAGTACCCGGTGGAACTCGTGGACGGATCGACGGTGCGCGTGCATGTCGTGGGCGTGCGCAACAGCAATACGGGCCAGCTCGAAAAGCTCTCGCTGATGGGCGCGAAAGATGATCAGGGCGTCCATGCGGGGCTGTTCACGAACGAGAACCGGCACAACTTTCCGTCGCTCAAGTCGATGCTGCGCCAGATGGTCGGTGAGCCAGCCGAATCGGTGCTGACGATGAAGCGCGAAGCGGCGCTGATCGCCTCGGGTGAACTCGCGGTCTCGCTCGGAGAGTAGATGACGCTGGCTGCGCTGCTCCAGGATCTCTATCGGCGGCATCGGTATCAGCCGGTGCCCGCGCCAGCCATTCAGGCACGGTTCCGCGCGTTTCTCAATGAGACGCATCGGGAGCTGCTGGCGCTGCCGGGGTTACGGAAGCTGCGCGACGACACGATCCCGGTGACGGCCTACGCGAATCTCTCGCGGTCGGGGTTGCCGTCCTCGGTCGCGCGGATCAATGCCTTAGTGGACCGCACGAACAATCACAGTTTGCGTCAGGTGCCGCTCAAAGAGTTTCGGCTGAGCGATCCCGCGCAAGCCTTCATCGGTGGGCCGCCGCTCGAATATGCCGTCGTCGGGTTTCAGGCGGTGCAGCGGCAACCGGCGACGACTGGCCTGTGGGCCGTCAGCACGGCCTCTGGGGACACGACACAGAAGGTGCTCGTGGACACGCTGACGACCGGCGGGTATCCGTCCACGACGGCCGTTGGCGGCACGCTGTTGACGGGGACGACGCGCGTGGCGCTCGGGGCGCGCACCGATCATCTCGACGTGCGCAGCTTCACGCTGGACACGCAAGCGACGGGCTACGTGAGTCTCTACGACGCGGCGACGAGCGGCAACGAACTCGCCCGTCTCGAGCCGGGACGCACCGTCGCACGGTTCCTCGCCGTGGAGTGGTATCCGATTCAGACCCTCGACACGACGATCTTCGCCGATGTGACGTTCAACATACCGGACCTGGTGAACGACACCGACGAACCACTGCTGCCGGCGGATTTCCACTACGTGCTCGGCCTCGGCGCGCGGGTCAAGGAATACGAGATGTTGGACGACAGCCGCATCCAGCAGGCGCGGCAGGACTATCTGCGCGGTCAAATGGCGCTGCGTTCGTGGGTGATGAATGATGGGGACCGGGTGGCCTCGCTGCGGCCCACGTCGCTCCGGTGGAGTCAACTCGGATCGCAATTCCCGGCGGGGAGCTAAATGGATCAGGAGACACGGGCCGTCATCGCGGATCTGACCGGCGGGCGGAACGCCGTCGATCCGCCGTTGTCGCCGCGGTTCGGAAAAAACCAATGTGTCGATGCCGTGAA